TGGCGATGCTGAACGCAGAGCGAACAATTTTCAGGGACAGTGCCGCAGTGAACTATTGGTTTCCCAAAGTTAAGGACAAGGTTATAGTCCCGCTTTTTGATGGTTCAATTACGACCGGTAAGATGACTAGAAGGGAAGTGCTGGTGAGTAAGGATTTCGTCTACACAGTTTTGAATCATATTAAAACTTATCAGGCGAAGGTCTTGACTTACCAGAATGTACTATCCTTTGTGGAATCTATCAGGTCGAGGGTCATCATCAACGGAACTGCTGCCAGGCCAGAATGGGACACTGATAAGGCGATTTTGGCCCCTTTGGCGATGACTTTCTTTCTGATCACTAAACTCAGTTTGGTGCAAGACGAAGTCGTTCTCAAGAAATTCCAAAAATTTGACAGTACCGCGACTGAATTAGTTTGGACACAGATTAAGGACTGTTTTGGCGCTATTTTCCCCACTGTGAAGGAGACTCTGTCCAATGCTGGGTTTGTCAAAATATCAGAAAAGGCACTTGAAATCAAGGTTCCTGAAGTGTATTGTACCTTTACTGATAGGTTGGCTACTGAGTACAGGAAGTGTACCGAGTTCGAGCAACTTGATCTCACAAGACCTTTGGAGAAGGCTGAGCAAATGTACAACGCCTTATCTGAATTATCGGTACTCAAGGATTTAGACGGGTTTGACGTTGAAAAGTTCCAGACTTTATGCGAAGAAAAGAACGTTAATCCTGGCGATGCAGCAAAAGTGATTCTATCTGTTATGAACCACGAACTGACTTTACCGTTCATGAAACCAACTGAGGAAGCTGTTGCTGAAGCGCTTTCTCCGTTGCCTAGTGATTTGGAAACTAGGTTCGAGTTACTCAAGTTGTCACCTGATGCTCCGTTCCCGTGTGTTAAATCTCTTGTTGGTGGTGAATTACCATCGCAGGGTATGTGTCCGAAAGGAGGTGATTTCTCTCATACAAATGCGGACGTCGCAGGTTTCCATCTGATGAGCGTAGACGCAATCAAGAAGGGTTGCATGTTATCGACAGTGTACACAGGGTCTCTCAAAGTTCAACAAATGAAGAACTACGTAGATTACCTCAGTTCGTCGCTGTCCGCAACAGTATCCAACTTGTGCAAATTACTCAAAGATGTTCACGGTGCGGACCCGGATTCAAAGGAGAAATCTGGAGTGTGGGATGTTAAGAGAGGCAAGTGGTTACTCCAACCGCAAGGGAAATGCCACGCATGGGGTGTTTGTGAAACAGTCGAGAAGAAGAATCTTATCGTGCTGCTACAATGGGACAAGGATGAACCGATTTGTGAGAAAAACTGGTTGAGATTGGCTGTGTCTTCGGACTCTATGGTATACTCAGACATGGGAAAACTACAGACGTTGACTCAGTGTCTTGTCAATGGTGAACCTCCGGAACCGACTGCAAAAATCGTATTGGTGGACGGGGTTCCTGGTTGTGGTAAAACCAAGGAAATTCTGGAAAGATGCAATTTCGATGAAGACTTGATTCTAGTTCCAGGCAAGGAGGCGTCTAAGATGATTATCAGAAGAGCAAATCAGAGTGGGATGATAAGAGCAAACTCAGACAATGTTAGAACAGTTGATTCTTTCCTAATGCATCCAAAGCGTAGAGTTTTCAAGAGGCTTTTTATAGATGAGGGGCTGATGTTGCACACAGGTTGTGTCAATTTTCTTGTGCTGCTGTCGCATTGCGACGAAGCGCTTGTTTTTGGAGATACACAGCAAATTCCCTTTATCTGTAGAATTGCAAATTTCCCGTATCCTTCACATTTCGCGAAAATTTCTGCGGATTCTGTGGAGGAGAGGAGAACGACTTTGAGATGCCCGGCAGATGTTACACATTTCTTAAATTCGAAATACGATGGAAAGGTCACGTGTACCAGCAACGTCGAGAGGTCTGTGAGTGCTGAAGTTGTGAGAGGGAAAGGTGCGATGAATCCTGTGACTAAACCGCTCAAGGGAAAGATCTTAACTTTCACACAAGCGGACAAGTTTGAGCTCATTGAGAAAGGGTACACAGGTGTTGAGGTGATGAACGTGAACACTGTCCATGAGATACAAGGTGAGACTTTTGAGCATACAAGTGTTGTGAGGTTGACCGCTACGCCATTGGAGATTGTTTCAAGAATTTCTCCTCATGTTCTAGTTGCGTTGACGAGACATACACAAAGTATGAAGTACTACACAGTTGTTCTCGATCCTCTGGTCAAGGTCATAACAGATCTCGAAAAGGTGTCAAACTTCTTGCTAGAGATGTACAAGGTGGAAGCTGGTACCCAATAGCAATTACAGATCGACAGTGTTTTCAAGGGTTACAATTTATATGTTCCGACGGCAAAATCGGGTGGACCGACTGACATGCAGTTTTATTACGATACTCTCCTTCCTGGGAATAGTACCGTGTTAAACGAATTCGATGCCGTGACAATGAATTTGAGAGACATCTCGCTTAACGTTAAGGATTGCACCATAGATTTTTCTAAGGCTGTCCCTTTGCCGAGAGAAGAGAAATGTTTCTTAAAACCGATTATCAGAACTGCTGCTGAGAAGCCGCGCAAACCGGGTTTACTTGAAAACTTGGTGGCTATGATCAAACGCAATATGAATGCTCCAGACTTGACCGGAACAATAGATATTGAAGACACTGCCAGTTTTGTAGCTGAGAAGTTTTTCCAGAGTTTTGTGATAGATAAAGGAAGTTGCGCAGATTCCATAGTTATGTCGACTGATACTTTCAACAGATGGATGCAGAAGCAGGAGACGAGTACCATTGGTCAGCTGGCGAATTACGATTTCGTCGATTTACCCGCTGTCGACCAGTATAAGCATATGATTAAAGGCCAACCGAAACAGAAACTCGATTTAAGTATTCAGGACGAATATCCTGCTTTACAGACGATCGTGTATCATTCGAAACAAATCAATGCTATATTTGGTCCCATGTTTTCTGAAATGACGAGAATGCTTCTTGAGCGTGTCGACAGTACAAAGTTCCTCTTTTATACGAGGAAAACTCCTGAGCAAATCCAAGAGTTTTTCTCAGATTTGGATAGCAGAGAGGAGATGGAAGTTTTGGAACTAGATATTTCAAAGTATGATAAGTCACAAAATGAGTTCCACTGCGCTGTTGAGTATGCGATCTGGGAGTATCTCGGAATTGACAAGTTTTTGGAAGAGGTGTGGAAACAGGGTCATAGGAAAACTACTCTTAGAGACTACACCGCCGGGATAAAGACATGTTTGTGGTATCAACGGAAAAGTGGTGATGTCACTACTTTTATCGGAAATACCATCATTATCGCGGCCTGCTTGTGCACAATGATTCCAATGGAAAAGGTGATCAAAGCTGCATTCTGTGGAGATGATAGTGTCATCTACATTCCCAAGGGTTTGGACCTTCCTGACATTCAGGCTGGCGCAAATCTTATGTGGAATTTTGAGGCGAAGCTATACAGAAAGCGTTATGGTTACTTTTGTGGTCGGTACATTATTCATCATGATAAGGGAGCTATAGTGTATTATGATCCTCTGAAACTTATATCGAAGTTAGGCTGTAAGCATATTAAGGATTTTGATCATTTAGAGGAGTTTCGTGTGTCCCTTGCTGACGTAACATCGTCACTCGGAAATTGTGCTTATTTTGGTCAGTTGAATGATGCAATTGCTGAGGTCCATAAGACCGCAGTTAATGGGTCGTTTGCTTTTTGTAGTATTGTAAAATATTTGTCTGATAAGAGGTTATTTAGAACTCTTTTTATTTGAGGTATCGTGTGATGGATATAGTTTTGCCGAAACCTAAGGTCTCTGACTTTTTGGCGTTGACCAAATTTGAGGAAGTTGCACCTAAGGCTTTGACAAGACTTAAAACAGTTTCTATATCTACTCGTGATGTTATATCTGTTAAGGGTGCTGAGTCTTTGTGTGATATAGATCTTTTGCGTGATGTGCCAATTAAGGATTATAGATATGTCGGTGTGGTAGGTATTGTTGTTTCTGGTGAGTGGTTGATACCGAACTGTGTTCGCGGCGGCGTTAGTATAAGTTTCCTGGATAAAAGGCTTACGAATAGCAAGGAAGCTATTATTGGAACTTACAGGGGAGCGGTTAAGGATAAAAGGTTTCAATTTAAATTGACTCCTAATTATTTCATTACCGCTGTTGATGCTGCAAGGAAACCGTGGCAAGCATTTGTTCGCTTACAAGGTATCAGAATTGAAGATGACTGGCAACCTCTAGCTTTGGAGGTTGTATCTGTCGCAATGTGTGCTAATAATGTAGTCACAAAGGGTTTAAGGGAGAAAATAATAGCCCAAGAAGATCCGAACGTCGAAGGTTTCGAAGGTGTAGTTGACGAATTCGTTGATTCGGTCCCTGCTTCGAAGGCTATTGAAAAATTTAAGTCAAAAAGAAGAAATTATGTTGGTAAGGATAAGGTGGTTGTGAGGAAAAATCGTCATAGACCGGAGAAGTTCGCCGATCTGGATTCGTTTGATGATTCTGACGAAGATGCCGTACACAGTGACCATTCCAAGCCAATATCAGTACTTCGCAACGGCATGGGCGGAGCCCGTGACGTTGCTTAACTTGTGTGTCTCCTCTTTAGGAGAACTGTTCCAGACGCAGGCTGCAAGAGATACCGTTCGTAATCAGTTTGCAAATGTGCTTTCTGCGGCTGTGACAGAAAACCAGCGGTTCCCAGAGACAGGGTTCCGGGTGTATGTTAATTCGCCGGTTCTGAAACCGATTTATGAGGCTCTTATGAAGTCCTTTGATACGAAAAATCGTATCATCGAGACTGAAGAAGAGCTTAGGCCTACGGCTTCCGAGGTGGCAAATGCGACGCAACGCGTCGACGATGCTACTGTAGGTATACGTAGCCAAATTCAAGCTTTACAATCATCTTTACAGAACGGCGACGGTTATTTCAACCGCGCTTCTTTTGAGATGTTGATGGCTTGGACAGCACCAGCGGCAGGCACCGCTGCGTAGTACATACGATAATGTACAGTGTTTTTCCCTCCACTTTAATCGAAGGGATAATTGACCGGTGTAAATCCGGCAGGTTGTGCTAACCATATAGCACAGAGCTTTAGACTTCTCTTAAATCGAAGTCTCTTTTCTCTTGGATCGTCTGTTAACGCGCGTGTGACGCGTATTACAGTAGAGGAAAGTAAAAAACGAGGGGGTTCGAATCCC